TCAAACTTCTGGGACTTCAAGACACCCAGGACCCTCGTGAGATGTATGGTATTTGTCTGATCGAGGATGACTGCGATATTCGCCTCGGGCATCAGAGCCGAGACCGCCTTGACGAGTTCAGGACCGGTTACAGAGACATTGGAAGTAAGGGCGTCCATTTTTATGTCTGTACATTATAAATGTCAGCAGTTGACTCAGGCTTTCTGGTCGTCTTTGTTCTGCTCATTGGTACCCTGATGGTCACCAACTTTCTCCAGGCTCGTACCAATATGAAGTTGCCTTACCAAAACTACTTTGGCGTACTTTACCTTGCAGCACTCATCTTCCTCCTGTTTTCCGGGTGGTCGAGTATGCGAGCTTAAAAAGTAAATGCATTGAAAGGTAAATGAAGCACCTTATAGGTTATATAGAAGGGGTCTGGGTCTCCCAGACTTCCCACCTTGAGGGAATTATGAATCGAATCGCTGAAAGGTGCGGGTTCACAGTTGTGTCCCGAGCTTTTCACCAATTTGAGCCCCATGGGGCAACAGGAGTCCTGGTTCTCTCCGAGAGCCATTTCAGCGCTCATACGTATCCAGAACTCAATAGGATTTACTTGGACGTCTTTTGCTGTAGCCCAAGCTTCGATGCGAACATTTGTGCATCAATCATTCAAGATGAATTTTCTTCACTCAGTGCTTCTTGGCAAATAGTCTCAAGATGTTAAAAAATCAGTGATTTTTTTTCCATGTGTGGAAATTTCATTTATTAATTCATCGACTTCTTTCCGTGTCTTCAATCCTTCAATAACATCTAAATACAAATTTAGAGGTTTTATATGAAAATTTTCAGAATGAAATTCAATGAAAGGATTTTCAGGTAAACGCATTATGTTTTCTTCACGTGTTTGTATTATAACATGTATAAACTCGCTCAGATGTGCATCTTTAGGGAGAAATGCGGGATTTGTTGGTATAAAAGTATCCTTGTATTTTACATTTGTGTTGTAACCAAACCGTATAGTAGCATACGTTTTCCAGTCTTTTTTCACATGTTCTGACACTGATGATACGGGTATTTCGCTTATATATTGGTAACCTGTGTTTGTAAATCCAATGAGTATACAGAAATACTCAAATCTATGTAAAAGAGCTGAACTTGTGTTAATATCACGGAGTATATGATTGACAAGATCTACTCTGCTTGATAAGGTTTTAAAGTTCAACTCTTTTTTAAGATATCTTGAAATGTACTGGCAATTATATCTGAATCCATGAATAAATGCAGATGTACCTTTTTTATAATCATGTTGTTGTGAATTTGACCCTATGAAAAATAAGTTTTTACATTTAGTACTTTCAAAATGAGGTGTAAGAATTGGGAAAATATCTACATCAACTAAATTTTCTACTATTTTTGAATCAAACTTGAATCCATGGCAAAAAATTACAATATCATAATCACTCGCATCAAGTATACGATTACAAATTCTATTCGAATCTATTTCCCAATGAATAAGCAATGATTGTTTAAGAAAAAAACTATCAATTGACTGAAAATTAACACTTCGAAGATGACCGGGATAATGAGTCTGCCATGCCTTTTTCCATGATCCTCCTAAAACCTCAATTTTCTTTGTAAAAGGTTCCATCCATTTTATAGTTTCAAATGCGGCATTCCCGGATCCTATTATCATAATATTTTTGTCTCTGTATACATCCTTTTCGAGAGGCATATTGGCATACGTGAAAATTTTCAGATGAGATGTTTTATCTGAGATGGGAATTATAGGTTGCTTGTGTACGATACCAATCCCAAAAAAGACTCGTTCAGAAATGTATTCACCTTCATTTATATAAAAGAGGTCATCCTTCTTTTCGATGCTTTTCACTTCAAAATTGAATCTAATCTTAATTTCACGAAGTTTTATAAAATCATTTACGTACCTTAAATAATCATCGACATGGGGATACATCTCTTCGGAATATCTCCTAAACGAGAGGTGCCCACCCAAAAACGAGTTCCAATCGTTCCTAAGATTTTCACCCTTATTAAATGATATAAATTTCCTGTGTCTTGGAAACTTGTGAAAAAAACTACACGGAACATCTGCCTTTTCAAGAATGAGATAGTCTTCACCCCTGAGAAGGTCTGCCATTTGAATACCCGCAGGTCCTGCTCCAATTATGATATTTTTAACCTTCATACTTTATTTAACATATTTAAACTTTAAATAAACAACCAGAAATATAGCCAGTATTGTCCATCCCACGAGGTGGTCGAGCTTGTTCATAGCTTCAATTTTATCGGGAGGGAGCTCGTCATAAGCTTCCTTGTACCCAGGGGGTTTGAATGGCAGCCAAATGTACCGCCCGAAAGGGATTATGGTTGGCTGAAGCTTGTCCTTACAATCATATGTATAATCATACCATGCGAGTGCGATGTATGGGAACCAAATCAAAAAGGCGAGGACCCAGGGGTTCTTGTGAGGAAGGTACCAATACCCAGCCGCGAGAACGAGAGTAAAGATGATGCACTTGATGTTAAAGCGAAACGGGCGTCCTGGAAAGAACCCACCAGCCATTCCTTATTAAGTGTACATACTTAATTTGTACTTGACCAGTGAACATATGGCTCCGTGGGTAATAAAAACAAATCGTCTGGTACTTGGTAATAAATACACTGAGCAAAAATAAGATACCACATGTGCTCGAGAAATACAGCTTCCTTTGGATTATCCCGAGACACAAGGAGGTTGTACCATTTTTGGTATAATTCAAGTGGATTGGCGAGTATTCTCTCCTTGGAAACTATGAACTGAGCTCCAACGGGTATATTTGAGAACATGAAACAACACATCCCTGGTACCGGCGGCTTTTTGTACGGGATTGTATATACGTCCCACCACTGTGTGAAATACACATTATATAACGGTTCATCTAGAAACACATAGTCTCTGTACCAATGGTTCAAAGATATGAAATCATATTTTTTTATGTTTGCATTTCGAATGAGTTCTAAAAGGGGACGGGAGTGCTTTTGATGGTGAGCTGTTTCGTGACCATGAATAAAGGCTACATGGTCTGGCAAATCGTTGTATCTCTCTATAATGAATTTAAGATATACTGAAGCCTCGAGACCTTTGTTCGGGATGACGTATGATGGTTCAAAGCACGTTGGGTCTGCACCCTCCTTATCTATGAGAACCACTGGAAACTCTGATTTCTTGAGCCATGTCAAATCCTCCTTCCAGTGGCTTGTGACTATAGTCACCATCTGCTTTTTTCATTCTTTAAATTTCAATCTCAGGGACGCGAACGGCGTCCTTGGGACCGAAGTCCGGGCTTGAGCCCTATTTTTTTAAATTTTAATATGCTTCCGTCACAAGTACTACGTACTTGGTCCGTTTAGTTGCTGAAGGCAAGACCGCCCATGCCAGACTGGATGCGCAGGATGTTGTAGTTGACGGCGAACATCTTCTGCAGAGGGGTGGTGTAGTTCTGCTTCATGTTGATTGCCACCTGGGCGTTATCAATGCGAGAGAAGTTGCAAGTGCCGGTTGGCTGGTGCTCCTCTGGCTGCAGAGCGAAGGAGTACACGTAGATGCCGGGGTATGGCACACCGGTGTGGTACAGCAGTGGCTGGTACTGGTTGAAGTACTTGCCAGTCTGCTCCTTGAAGCGGTCCTGACCGTTGAGCACCAGCTTGAAGTTGTACAGAGGACCAACCTCCAGCATGGGAATACCCAGAGCGATGGAGCCGGCGTTGGTGGACACAACGTAGTTGTTGGCAGTGCCCTCCTCAATCCAGTACAGGTTAGAGGTGTAGGCAGCGGCGGTCAGAGCGGTGGTACCGTTCACGAAGAGATTGGAGAACAGGCGGGGAGCACCGGCAGCGTGGGGCAGCACACCTGGAGTGTACAGGGGGCTGGCAGCGCACGTCACGTTGACGTTGGCGCAAGAGGTGGAGAAGTTCCACATGCTGTTGTAGGCAGTGGCGGTGGTGTTGGTGTAGCACCAGATCAGCTCCTTCACTGGGTGGTTGAAGGACAGACGGATGGTCTGGGCACCGGGGTTGCCGGTGGCGGTGATGCTGTCACCGCCGGTGTGCTGCACCTGCTCGATCAGGTACTCGTGACCCTTCTGGGCGAAGCGGCGACGCTCCTCAGTGTCCAGGTACACGTAGTTGGCCCACACCTCGAACACCTGGGCGCTGGAGCCGAAGTAGTTGGTGAAGTAGGCAGTCAGGTCGAAATCCAGGCGGACCTCGTGGTACTGCAGGGCAATCAGGGGCAGGTACAGACCGGGGTTGCGGTTGAAGAAGAACAGCAGAGGCAGGTACACGCTGTTCACGTTGGTGTTATCAGCCACGGGGCTAGAGCTGGATGCCAGCTTGCCGTAGTTGATCTTGTCGCTCTCACCGAGGAAGCACTCTGCGTACAGACGGAACCAGGTCTGGTAGTGCTTGTCGATGCGCTGACCACCGATGGTCAACTCAACGGCGGCGATGGCACGCTCAGCCACCCAGCACATATCGTAGTTGTTGTTGGTAGACGTCAAGTTAGAGCTGTTCAGCTGGGTTGGCTGCAGGCGAACGTACATGTTGCCGACCAGATCGCCGTTGCGGGCGATGGTCACGGACACACGACCGCTGTTGGAGGGGGTACCGTTCACCGTCTGCTGGATGTTCTCCATCGCAAAGTTGGTGTGACGCTTGTACACCGCCTGGAAGAAGGTCACCTTTGGCTGACCAGTCAGATACACATCCTGAGCACCGTAAGCAACGAGCTGCATAAGTCCTCCGGCCATGATAGTTTTGTACTATGTCCCAAGAAAAAAATTTGGGGAAATCCGTCTAATTTGCGAACGCGAGACCTCCCATACCCGATGCAATTCGTAGAATGTTGTAATTTACAGCAAACATCTGTTGAACCAGATTCGCGGGCATACCAGTCTTGAGACTGACTGCTACCTGTGCCATATCGATACGGCTAAAGTTGCAAGCGCCGCTTGGCTGAAGCTCCTCTGGCTTGAGTGCGAACGAGTAGACGTAGATTCCTGGGTAAGGATGACCGGTGTGGTACAGGTAAGGCTGGTACTGGTTGTACCACTTGCCGTACTGCTCGTATGCACGGTCGGTACCGTTCAGAATCAGCTTGAACTTGTGCAGAGGACCCACTTCCTGACCGTAGGTGACGTTGGCAGTGCCATATTGAGGCAAACCAGCCTCGACCCACAGAACGTTACCGGTGAGCACGTTGGACTGGGCATAGATAGTTCCGTACTGTGCCACTGAACCGGCGGCGGTGGAGTACAGTGGAGCCGAAAGAACTGGTGGGATGTACAGCATTGGGCTGCCCGTGTTGTGAGGAGTGGAAAGAGCACCGGACTGAGACAGCTTGTTGGTGTCGATAGTCACGTTCACGTTCGCCACGTTGGAAGAGAAATTCCACATGGAATTTGGATTGGAGTTGGGAGCACCGTTCTGGTAAACCCAGATGAGCTCCTTGACTGGGTGGTTATACTGGATGCGAATGACGCTTGGGTTGTTCTCAGACGATGTGCCGACTGGATCGCCGTTCACGTGCTGAACCTGCTCGATCAGGTACTCCTGGTTCTTGGTGGCAAACTTGTCACGCTCCTCCTTCTCCAGGTACATGTAGTTTGCCCACACAGCGGGTGGGTTGGTTCCGAAATAGTTGGCATACAAAGCGCTGATGGTGAAATCGATGCGGACCTCGTGGTACTGCAGGGCAATGAGAGGCAGGTACAGACCGGGGTTACGGTTGAACCAGAAGATCAGTGGCAGGTAGACGTAGCCCGTAGAGGTCTGATTGACGTTATTAGGCACCGGCAGAGAAGCGAGCTTTCCGTAATTGTATTTCTTGGACTCGGACAGGAAGCATTCGGCATACAGGCGGAACCACTGCTGGTAGTGCTTGTCGATAGACTGCCCACCGATAAAGACCTCGATAGAGCTGAAAGCACGCTCGGCAACCCAACACATGTCAGCCACCACGTTATTGGAGGTCAGCTGACCTACTGAGGTGGGTGTAGGCTGGAGGACAACCCACATATCACCGATGAGGTCACCGGTACGGGCGAGCGTCACGGAAACCAGACCACCGGGGTTTGGAATTCCAGACAAAGTCTGGGGAATTGCCTCGATGGCAAAGTTGGTGTGGCGCTTGTACACGGACTGGAAAAAGGTGACGGTTGGCTTGCCGGTCAGGTACACATCCTGAGCACCGTACGCGACGAGTTGAAGCAGAGCTCCTCCGGGCATTTTAGTATTACTCGCGATTTTAATTGAGACCTATTTTCTACATCATTAATACAAATGTCTCAACGCCGTGCCCTGCCCCCAAAGACCCCAGTGCCACCACCCCCCGAGGAAGAGGAGGATGAGTTTGATGAGGAGGAGGACTTTGAGGATGGTCCCGACATGCTCGAGGCGCTCGCGAGCCTGCTTGCCACCGAGGACGGCGAGACCATCGCGACCCTCCTGGCTGGCTCCAAGGAGGCAACCGAGAAGATTGCTCTCCAGCTCGAGATGCAGAACAAGATTTTGGTCAAGATTGTAGCAGCTCTAAATAAGATGGTTCCTGTGACACCAACTGGAATTGAGGCTCCTGCCTAAAAACCAGTCGCGAAGCGACTCTCGAAGATTTCGACTCCAGTTGCATCAGAGGTCACAGAGCCTTAGAGACCGAGAGTTCCGAAGGAGATGTCCATTTAGAAAAACTGTGCTTCGCACAGGAAGCAGAGCCTTAAAAAACTCTCGCGTCATTTTATCAATGGCAAGTCGCAAGGTTCACACAATTCAGAAAGATGTAACACCAGAACACGAGGAGGAGATTCGAATCGCAAATCAAACAAACGAGGTGAGCTCTTGGACAATTGATGAACTCGAGACGTGCATCACGAAAGCTGAAAAGGATGCTGGTTTTGATATTCGCGGAAACACGCTTGCATCTGAAAAGATGTGGGCGTTTGTCCTCTTTCCAGAGAATCAGGAGAGGGACCAAGACCAGTACCCGCAAAATTATGAACACGATGTAATCAGAATTCGCAAGGATCGATTTATTAACAGTTGCAGAACTCTTTTGACTCGCATCGAGTCTCTAGGAGCGAACAAAACACCAAGCAAAGACATTAACGGAGACGAATTTACTCTTGAATTTCGAGTTCGACGACTTATCGTTGATCGCAAAGAGATGTTTGAGCAGTATCGCATCTGGGAGCGCAGACACAACAGAATCAATAACCCGACTCTTGCGATTGATAATACAGATACGAGTTTGAAAGATGATGAGGAGACGACACCTTACCAAAAGGTGCTTCTCTTTCTCCTAGCAAGGGCGTATGATGAGGGGTACCGCCGGTACAAGGGTCAGTGTTGCATCCAGATTCGCAACACCCGTGCGTGGCGCATCGTCAAGGAGATCAAGGACTTTGTCTATGACGTGACCCAGAAGGAGGATGAGCCTGTCATGTGGAAGAATCTCACGAGTCGAGGCAATCTGGTAACTGACGTGGTCAAGCACCTGACAAATTGTAAAGACTTTCAGTTTCCAGAGATTAAAAAGGATCGTCACGTGTGGTCTTTCCAGAATGGTCTCTTGATTGGAAAGGACTGGGACGGTGAAAAGTATAACATCAAGTTTTATGATTACTCTTCCCACGAGTTTCGAGAGCTCGATCCAACCATCGTCTCGTGCAAGTACTTTGACTTGCCTTTTGACCCATATGATGGTGTCCAGGACTGGTGGGACATTTCTACGCCTAATATTCAAAAGGTTCTCGAGTACCAGCGCCTCGATGAGGATGTTTCCAGGTGGATCTATGTCTTCATGGGTCGTCTGTGCTTCGACGTGAATGAGATTGATGGCTGGCAAGTGATCCCTTTCCTCAAGGGTATCGCGCGCTCAGGTAAGTCTACCCTGATCACCAAGGTGTGCCGCAAGTTTTACGAGACGGAGGATGTTGCCGTCCTTTCGAACAATATTGAAAAGAAATTTGGTCTCTCAAGCATCGTCAATGGTTTCATGTTCATCAGTCCAGAGGTGAAGGGGGACCTCCAGCTCGAACAGGCGGAGTTCCAGTCGATGGTCTCCGGGGAGGATGTCAGCGTGGCGCGCAAGTTTGACACAGCTCTGACCCTGCAGTGGAAGACTCCGGGCATCTTGGGAGGGAATGAGGTTCCAAACTGGAAGGACAATTCAGGGTCTATTTTGCGTCGTTTGATCACCATCAACTTTGGGAGACAGATTGCGGATAACGAGGCAGACCCTCTACTGGAAAAGAAGCTGGAGGCGGAGATTCCAGCCATCCTGTGCAAGTGTCTGCGCGCCTATTTGGACTATGCAAACAAGTACAGTGGAAAGGATATTTGGAACGTTCTACCAAAGTATTTCAAGACGATCCAGAGTCAAGTGGCAACGGTCACCAACCCTCTTCAGCACTTTTTGTCTTCAGAGAAGGTGCGCTTCGGACCGAACCTCTTCATACCTCAGAGAGTGTTCATCACGCACTACTACCAGCACACCAGCCAGAACGGTCTCGGGGAGAAACCCAGATTCAACCAGGACAGTTACGCGGGACCTTTCAGCTCGAGGGAGATTGAGGTCAGGACCGACTCGAAGATTTACAACGGTACTGCATATCCGAACCAACCCATCATCTTCGGTGTTGATATGATCCCAAGTGAAAATTAAAATATAGACATAATTTAGTTATGAATAATTACGGAAGTTTCTTATCACCCCCGAATAGAATCCAATACACATTCAAAAAACTCAACACAGAACGAAACATAAATGCGCGAGTATCTGGAACTAGACTCACATCCATGGTATCAAAGGTGAAGTATTCCGTAGACTTTTATAAAATACTTACATCTGGTTCAGACTTTGAAGAACTTTTAGCCTTTCCTCATAAGAGTTCAAAGGCTGTTATACGCATCACACCATCGAAAAGGATGGCTGTGTCAAATTACTCCAACTTGCTCGAAGAATGGGAAAATGTCAATAACAACAGTACACCAAAAAACAGTACAAGTCGTATCCGCTCAATACGCGTTAAATTTAAAGACTGTACCGTAGTCTTTTACAAGACGTACTTTGATATTTTCGGGGTGGATGCATGGGACTTGGCGAAAGATCACATCATTCACAATGGCTGGGCGACCGAAACTTTACGTGAAAAATTAGTCGAATTTCAATCTATAAATGGTAAGTTTTCTTTGGGACGAAGAGTAAACTTGGAGAAATTTGCACAATTGTCACGTGCATCTCTCGATGGGGACTATACAGTCTTATTTGGCGTAAAGGAAAAAAAGGGTAAAGGTCGCGCAAAGATGCTCGAGAGAACAAATGCGAATGAGCGAGGTATGAATTTCAGTGAAAATGAAGGTATGGAAACGTCTCCAGTTCCCCAAAAGGAACTCGTCAAAAGAAAGGTTGATGCGGTTGTTATAAAGTACAAGCCGGCAAGGATAACATATCAAGTTTTCAGTAGCGGAATAGTTCTATTTTCGTACCCTGGAATTGGAAGCCCCGAAGATGTAAGAAACTTTTTCGTCAAGATTCTGTTTAGATTGCAGTATGCTTTCACTAATCAAAATGCCGGAGAGGAACGAGCAAACAGACATGCGGAGAGATATCCCATTGCACGGGTACTGCCCAGGACTGGCGAATTTTCATATAAAATTGGAAAAGAGTCTTTCACTGTTAAACCACCCAATGGGTTTTATATCCGCCCCGGAACGAATGGAAAGCCCCGTCTATACATGTGGAAGAATATGAAATTTAACCGGAATATAGGATGGACCGGAAACAAAAAACTGACTCTGACGAAGAAGAATGCAACGATAGTCGCCAAGGCGTTTGCCAATGCCAAGGTGAACATCCCCAATCACACGAGGAGAATATTCAAGAATGAGTTTGGTCTAAACTTGGAGTTGCCTTCCGAGAATAAAAAGGTGTATGCAAACACGTCAAACAGACGCGCCCCAAGCTGGAACGCGGTAAAGCCTGGATTTTACGTCCGCCCCGGTCCCGGAAAACAGCCATACTGGGCTGCAATTCCAGCCGGAATAAATGCAGGTCGTAAAACAGTTATAAAGAGATACACCGATGCGGGTGTAAACATCCCTCAAACGGTCAGAAACATCTTCAAGATTGGAGTCAATGTGAAGACTGAAGGAAATAGAAAACACAATGTTATGTTTGGCGAAAATAACATTCTGCGCATTAACGGGCGTCAAGTGACTCGTTTAACCATTCCTGAACTCGTGGCTATAGCTCACAACTTGGGAATTCCACAAGTGAATAGCAAAACAAACAAGCAGGACATTATAAAGTTTATTCAGAATAAGCACGGTCTTGTAAGCAAACAAGAGGCGCGTGAGACGGCTGCCAAAGCCAAAGCCAAGGAGAGAGTCAAGGCGAAAAAGGAGGAGAAGGAGGCATCCAAAGCGGCAGCCACCTCTCGAAAGAGGAACAACATGGAGCTCTTGTACGGTAAGAAACTCATGAATACACTCGGTAAAAAGTTCAAAAATGGAGACTTGCAAAACTTTATGAAAGAGTACAACAAGATTCATGGCGGACTCCGTGGGAACCCACTTAAAGCAAATGTTGAAAAAGCATTCAGAGCCTTTGTGAATAATATTAAAGTAATTCGTCGCTCTCCAGTGGCGGCACTTACTCAGAAGCAAAAGAATGTAGCAAAGAGACTTCAGCAAAGACAGTTTGTAGGTGCAGCGGCTCAGGTTGAGCGCATGTAATAATTACACACATTTGAGTAAATCAAACACTTTGTAGAGAATATTGAACAACTCGTCCTTTGTCTTGACCTTCCCCGGCTCTACAATCTCCATCTCCACCTGGTAGCTTGTGTCCTCGTCGCAGTCCTTGTCCTCCGGGTCCCCCTTGACCATGGTCAAGTCGATCGAGAGGTTTTTCCGAATAAAAGACCAACGCTCCTTGGTGTTTTGCTCGGTACTCGTCTCCTCTCCGTCATACTCAAAGGGAACCTCCTTCGAGATCCCGAGCCGAATATCAAAGGGATGACCTTCCAAAGAAAAGTCATCCACCTTGACTCTTGTCTTGATCTGCCCCACTTGCTCCTCCGACTCCTCGTCCACGGTTAGCCTCTTATTCCCCGAAAAGTAGTACACTGTAGCGCTCGTGTGCTTGGTCGCCTCCCACCCAGTGTAGGCATTCAGGGCTGTCAGCAACTTTTTAAACGTTTGCTGACCGACATTCGTGTCGAACGTCTTTTGAGACTTTCGCCCAAACCGAAACTCAATTTCGATATTCTCCTTGTCCTTGTGTGAATTGATGATACTCTCCCACTTGTCAAAAAGAGGGTGAGCCATCGGATCCATTTGATTCACCAACGTCACTCGTCTCTAAACCATGACACGACACGAAACCTGTTAGAGACAAGAATCGTATTTAAAATAAGTAAAAAAAATGAGAGGTCTCTACAATTTGGGAAATACGTGTTATTTCAACACTGCTATTCAGTGTTTGGCACATATCCCCCCTCTCACAAAGTACTTTTTTGATGCAGATTTATCCGAGTGTCAATGTGACATTACCAAGGAGTATCAAAAAGTGGCTCGCCATCTCTTCATCAAGGGGGAGAAGAAACCTGTAAGCCCGAGCGACCTCCTAGGAGCCTTCAGGGTTCGGTTTCCTCGATTCATTGCCGGACAACAACACGATGCCCAAGAGGTGGTTCTTTTGCTCATAGATGTCTTTGAAGAGTCCCTCGGAAAGGAGTTTATCACAGACTTGTTTAATGGCGAAGAGTCCCAAGAGACTTCATGGGAAGGTGGGAGCTCGAAGATTACTACCCAATTCACTACACTTATTCTCGACGTGTCCGAGCCATGTCGCCTACAGGATTTACTTGAGGACAGACAAAAAGAAATTTTAATACAAAATTATGAAGACCATGAGCGGGCAAAGATATCGAGCCAAGTGACCCGGTGGCCAAAATTCATAAACTTTTCCTTCTCGATGTACGACTATAAATTTCCTATTGAAATTCCTTTCGAGTTTGAGGGACGTAAGCTCTATGCGTGTATCCTGCACCAAGGACACAAGCAAGGGGGGCACTATGCTCTACTCGTGAGACGCTATGACAAGTGGTACGTTAAGGATGATGAAAGTATTATTGATGTCCCTGATATTTCAGTCATGAGAGGGGAGTTTTATCAAGCATGGTATCGTCCTATGAAGAGCCTGTGAGCTCCCCCTCCTTGATGTCTTCGCGCAAGTTGATGATTGTCCGGAAGTATGTGCGGCGGTTGTTCGCATGTGTCTTGTCGGTCCTGACCTTTTCCACGAAAAACCCTACGTCTCCGTACCCACACTCCACAATGGTTCCATCTGGTAAATCCGGACGCGCATTGTGAAGGTGGAGATCAGCCTCCTTGTAAAGCTGCCCGCGGTCTTGAACCCACAACTCACTCCCTTTCTTCAGCTCAAAGTCTATTGTAATTCTCTCACGGGGTTTCCACTTGAACATCGTCTCGTGAGTTCCCATGCGGATAGGCTCTTCTATAGGTGTGAGAACGAGCCCATCCGTCTCGTACTCGAACGAGTCCAAGGGTGGGAGTTTTTCTTTTCCCCAGAGGTACATATCTTTGACCCTAATTTCAAACGGAGCCTGCGCTGTTTTTATGATCGTCTTGATCGCTTTTCGCGCAGTATCCAGCCTGATATTTAAGGGTGAGCATGTGAGATTGACCCCTTTCACCCGTACGGCATCGTGAACCACAAAGAGGAACTTTCCCGTCTTGGTCTTTACGAGCTCCCCGTCAAGCAAGGTATCCTTTGGGACTTTTATCTTGACTGGTTCAATCTTAAATGCTCGGTTGACTAAAAAGGTGCCCTCCTCTGTGCTTGCCAAAAGGTGGCGAGTACCGTCCGTTTTTTCACAGACGAAATAAGGCTGTCTGTGAAGCAGCGGAAAGTGTCTCCGTTCGATGGAGACTGGCTGGGGTCCTGGGAATCGGGTACCATCTGACCCCCAGCACTCCTGAATGAAACGCAGCAGCGCTTCGCCCATGACGTTTCTTGAGTTTCACACAAGTTTCTTGTTTAAGGTGGTGACATGACACGAAAGTTTCTTAACGCCGTCTTCTATTAGGAACTGCAATCATGTATGATCCATTTGGAAGACGCACGGCACGAGAACGACGAGCAGCAGCTCTCTTCCGGGCAGCCATTCCCTTTGCATATTTCTGAATAGTCGTTGCAGCTCTGTGAGCTGCTTGACGTTTATTCTCGGGTATATTTCCACCTGCAATACGCTTCACATTGTTTAAACGTGAAAGTGCGTACCTGTAAGAATTTTCGTTTCCATTTTGTGCGTTTATAACGGCGGTGATGAATGAACGAGCTTTCGCTCTGTTATTTATCCCAAACTTGTTCAAATTTAAACTTGACAGCCGCACCGCCTCTCGATAAACGCGATTAAAATTTGTGTTTGCTTCATTGAAATTTCCCAATAAGTTTCTACGGGTACCTCCTCCAAGAATGTGTTGTGAAACCTGCCGCAGTACCTGAGGATCAATGTTTGGCTGAATTGATGTGTACCTACCCTGTCTCTGATTGTGCCGAGTAATGTTATTAAGTCTACCAAAAAGGTTCCTGAGATCATTGTTCGAGAGACTGTGAACAGACAATAAGTTTTGCTCAAACCCCCGAGCCCTTTGAACGTTTCGTGAACCAGAATTTAAAAAACTACGAATACGATTTACTGTTATATTATTTGGGTTTCGAGACGTGACATTATTGTTCGAGTCCGAGCTTGAGTTATTACTTGGACTTCGAATTGTATACGATAAGTTAGACATATATTCTATTCAAATATTATTTTTCCTCTCTAGGGTTCCAATCGAACACCTGCAGCTTCGAGAATATTCCCGAAACACTCATGGACAAAGTGACAGACGACGATCGCCTCGGAGGCTACACCAACCTTGATTCCAATCTTCTGAAGGGTACCGAACATGTTTTCAAGGGGACCTTCGAGTGGGAGCTTGATGGGCTCCTTCCCACCCCTGAGCTTCTTGTCAACCGGCTTGGTGTCCATCGCCCACACACGGGCATTCGTCTTGACGCACTCGTAGAGACCGTCTGAGAGTTTCTTACCCACCTCAGTATCGAACGCGAGACCACGTTGTCCTGTAGGCTCGGTCGAACCCGCCTTGGTTTTCTTAGTAAACTGGTCCCAATCGATACCCTCCTTAACGGATGGAAATACGAGCACCTGAACCCCCTTCTCAAAGGGATCAACAACCTTGGTCAGAATCTCGGTGTTCAGATTGGTTCCGTAATCCATCCAAAAGAGACGCTCACCACTCTTTATCAGTTTAGGTAGGGTCGACCGGTCCTCGACAAAGTGAACCTCGAGGTGTTGTCCCTTTTGCATGCACAGCATATGTAGGTTCATCATGGTGTGGAGGGTCGTCGCACTAATAGACTTGTTGCGAGT